TGCATTGGCAGCAATACTTATAGTAGAAGTACCACCTCCGCCGCCAAATCCCTGATATGATTGAGCATATTTTGTTAAAATACTAGATGAATAAAACATTTTATTTTTTAATTCTTTTAACTAGTAAGAATAAATTAATCGCTACTTCAGGATCGGATTCCTGAATAGAAGAAGCATATTTAGAAATATACTTAGCTAAAATGCGCGGGTCTTCTTTACTTAATGATTCCAATGATTCATAGAAATGTTGATGTGCAAGAATTGGCGTTTTGCTTACTAAAGGTATTGGAAGGTTTGCACTTCTTTCAGTATCAGGAGCTTCATCTTCTGGTACAGGACCTTCTATATCTGTTTCTGGCACTAATTGAGTTGGTGATGCGACTGGAACTGTAGCTTGTGGTTTAGTTCTAAAATTTAATTCAGGTGCTGCGGCAGGTGTAGCCGGAACTAAAGTACTTGAAAGATTAGAAGTTTGTATTGGAGCGCTGCCCAATTCTACTTGACCGGCGATTGGACCGCCTGTACTAGCTTCTGGCAAAGGGACGCTCTTCGTTTCTTTTGCTTCAATTTCATCTTTTATTTTTAACCATGGCATAATGGCATTATTATAATAAGACTTGAATCCTTTATCTCCATTATCAAATTTTTCATATTCTGCTTTAATTTTATGAGCAACATCCATATATTCATCTGGTCTACGGGTGGCTCGGGCAGTACCCATTTGCTTTAAATAAGAAATAGTATTTTCTAGTAATTTTTGAGCTTCAGTAATTAAACGATCGCCACCTTCACGCAAATCTTTAGTTTGTTTAGGATATTTTTTTTCCCAAGCAGCTAAAGAGCGACCACGTTTAGTCCCAATATTATAAAAGAAATCCATAATACCGGCTTCTTTGATAAAATATTCAGATTCTGTTGACGCTTTTTTACCAACAGTGTTCATATGTTCTCTGAATTTTTTAAGATTTTCATCGTAGCCAGTATCTTTTAATCCTTCAAATAAAAATTTATGATGAATTTTATTAACGTCTACGAAAAATTTATCAATGTCTCTAGTAACATCAAACATCTTTTTATGAAATTGACCAAGATCTACAACGCCAGCCATATATTCTCTACGATTAAAATTAGTACGAGCTGACTTTAGCAAATCTTTAACACCGACGCCATCCTCCGGGGCTTCAGCGTTTCCAATTTTCTTTCCAGTCAATACCGATCTAATTCTATCATCCAAATCTTTTAAAGAGATCATAACTCTATCTAACTCAGGTTTAAAAAAACCTTCAAGGTATGCTCCTGGCATATTGACTTTTTCTCTCAACTGATTAAGAATACTTCGTTTTTGCGCACTTTTTTCCATTGAAGCCCTCTACTTATAAGTGTAATAGATAAAACTATGCGTAATTATCCGTAAGTAAACTTTTATCCTGGAGGAGGTCCACCAGCAGATGATGGCGGGGGCGGTGGAGGTGCCGCTGGACCTGCTGATGGAGGTGGCGGCGGTGGGGCTCCTCCTGGTAACCCTAAATCTGGTAATCCTCCGCCTGCACCTGAAGACTCTCCTGGAACCGGAGCTTCACTTTGTGCTGGGAGTCCCTGCGGTTCAGGAATTTCATCTTCATCATCCAAAGTGCGCAATGCATTAAGATCCAATGCATCCAAAGCTGCAGCTTCTTTTTTGGCAATAGTATTTTGAATAGCTTCTTTGCGTATTTGTCTAGTTTCATCTTGCCATTCTAATCCCATAGAACGATAAAGTGTGTGCAAAGAGGCTCTCTTTTGATCTGCTGTTCCTTGAGTTAATGTAACCAAAGTATTGATATAATCACCGGCATCAAACAAGGACATATGATTCCAATCTATTTCTGGAACTATAAGTTGTTTTTCACCACCAGAGTAATCATAAAAACCCTGAATTTTAGAAATGGGAGCGAAAATTTTTGTCTTTAACCATTGTGACATCATATTACGAAACTGCATGTAGCGTTGACGGAGGACGTCCAACGCTACGCCCCCATTGGCGTACGTAGTGTCCGCACCGCCATCCATCATAACTTGTGGAACTTGCAGTCCCACATAAATCTCTTTAATCAACTGGGTAATGTCGCCTGATATATCGAAAATACCTTGACCGTAGCCGACACGAGTTACGTCAACGCCCTCATGAGTAAATATTTTGAAATCTTTATCATACTGCGCGCTATTACCCTGAATAGTAATTTTACCGTTTCTTCTTGTAATAAATAATCCAGTAGGCACTTCAAAACACCATATTTTTCCATTATATTTTTCAATATTTAATAAATTATGTTTTTCTTTAGTTCGGCTATTTCTAGACGTTTTATATATTAACGGGAACTGCCCTTTATTAGTGTTTGACCACATAACCGTATGAAGAGGTAATCTTTCTCGATCACGATTAGTATATGTCTCTGTATCACGCACAGAAGATGTAGGAACAAATCCACATTTATATACGATTTCATAAACATCATCAGCTAATTGTTTAGAAGTAGAATAATAAGCGAACCTCTGCGTCAATTTTTTAGGATTATCATATCGAGACCCATCTCCATCCACTAATGCTTTCAAAAATATTTCTAATAATCTTGGAGATAGTTCTAAAATCCATCGCGGTACTTTTTTATAGGGCGCTTTAGTTTTACCAACGTCATCTCCAATTTCATTTTTAAAATATTCATAAAGATTTTTATTCCGCATTACACCGATCCACATATCGGACCACATAGAATTTTTATCACTTCTTTTATTTATTGAAACGCTATAAGATAACCCCATATGTTGCGCAAACTTATCAAGACAATAAGACATTTCTTTTTGATATTTAGGAAAGCTTTGACAAATACCAACAGTGTGTTGAGATTTACCGTCACTATATAAACACCCTTCACTTAAAACATACCCCAAAAATTCCAAATACAACTCGATAGGAACTTGTTTTCCGCATACATCTACAAATTCAATATCATCTTTACCATCCCATTTTACTTCAGCACGAAAGCGACTACAATCAGTTAATTTTAGATCTTTAGATTCTTTTTTCTTCCAATCTCCCCACTTAGTTTTTCGCTTACTTCGATGTCCGTTATATTCATACTCTAGTTCTGAGACCCACATTTTATGATTAGGCGTTACTTTTATATCTATTTTCTCATTGGCAAAATGATACATATCACCATTATAATTATATAAACTAGCACCTGTAGGAGTGTGATATTCTAATTGCTCATTGTTCGGATTAAAACAAGCTATTTTAAAATTTGCCATGGGGACAATATGATTAAGTTGCGCGCTCTCCTCTTTATAAGAAATTACTTCATTATATTTTTTAAATCCAGCATCTGTTAACACTTCCGTTTCTTCATCATGACATTCAAACGTCGATCTCCACGCTTCTAAATCGGCATATGTAGGCTTGTAGTCTACGCTGCCGATTTTTACGATTGTAAGAGGGTTGATCATATTATCAGCTTGAGCAAACTTACTATTTCCATGAATAGCAAGTTGCCCATTTCTACGAGTAACAAATAGCCCTGTAGGCACTTCAAAACACCAAACGATGCCGTCATAATCTATTTTTTTAATTTTATCGGGATAATTTTTGTTAGGGTTAATAATAGGGAAATTACCATCTTGTGCATTTGACCATGAAATACAATATTCCGCTTTTCCTGATGGTAATGTTTTAGTAGAAATTGACGGAGCGAAATTACACTTATAAACTATTTCTTGTATATCATCCGCTAATTGTGGCGATACCGTATAATATTTCCATGCCAATGAGTTTTTATTTTTAATATGACTTCCGTCTCCAAAAACAAGCGATTCCAATATTACTGACAATAAATCTACATTTAATTCTTTGACCCAGTTAGGAATTTTCTTATACTCTGATGTTGCTTTAACTTGGCCAACTTCATCAATAAAATAATTCATTAAATCTTTAGAATTTATTCTACCATTCCACCTATTAGACGGTTGCTTTTTAAATCCACATAATTGATAATCTTTGGTTTCACATTCTCTTTCATAAATAGTTTTATCAAAAATACTCGCAAAATCTTTCATTGATTTTTTAATATCTTCTATACAATCAGAGTCTATTTTTTGTACAAAATCAATACAATTTTGTCCCAAATATCCTTCTGAAATAACATAGCCTAAAAACTTTAAATACAATTTAATGGGAACTTCTTTATCAAGAACTTTAACTGACTCTACACTTTTACCTTTCCAATTAACGAGTCCAGAAAATCTATATGTGGTTTTTGGATTAATTTCTTGGGCTGGAACTTTTTTCCATTCAGACCAACCAGGAATTTTACTTAATCTATTTTTCTTTTGTAACCACATCTTATGATTAGGGGTTACTAATGTGTCAATATTTCTAGACTTAAAATGGATCATTTCTCCAGTATATTTGGACATATGAAGTTCTATTGGTTTATGATATTCTAATTCATTAGTATCTGGATTAACACAAGCAATCTCAATATTATCTTTTAAAGTTAATATTCCTCCGATATTTCCATTATCATCTAAAGCAGCGCCATTAACATAATTATGGTTAACGCTAAGCTGCGAAGTAATGTGAGTTATTTCATCAATAGTTTTAAACCCTTGATTTGTTAAAACTTCTGTATCAGAAGAATAACACTCCCTTAACTTATCGTAAAGCATTAAATTTCTAAAAATACACACAGGCAATCCCGTCCCCCTAATTTCGTAAGGACTAATTCTGCGAGCTAAATGAGACACATGAAAATTATCCAACGGGATATTTTCTCCACGTCTAACGGAATCGATAATATGTTGATTGAGTTGCTTTCGTTGTTCTATATCAGTTGGTCTATTAGAGAAAATAATCTTCTTAAGATTTTCATCAGGACGCAACATAATAATGGGCTCGCTGGCAACAACCGTACGTTTAACGATCATGAAGTCTGGATTCTGAATATGTAATCGACTCCATTTTCCTTTACCTTCATCTAATTCTGCATACACAAATGCTTCACCTAATAACCAATATTCTTGTGCAATCTGCACACAAATATTCATTAAGTCAATTTCTTCAATCATATCATCAAAAAATTTTTCAATATCTTTATTAGGGCATTTGATTGATAATTTACTTATAGGATAAGTGCTATGTAAACTAATAGCGTTATGAACAAATGGATTTAATGCAAAAAAACTACGGCACCACGCATTTATTGTGGCGCGGTCTCGTGGCAAATTCATATTACTATTAAGCCACAAAGGAGAATAAACTTCAGGAGTTTGTTTTACAGAATCACCATGAGCCCCATGAAAAATTCCGCCCCCACCGCCCATGCCTTGTGCAAATTTGCTAATGCCACCAACAGATGCCACGACACGAGCGTTGGCAGTTTCTACATTATCTGCGGCAATTTTATTATAAATAGGTCCAGAACCATCTAAGAATTTACCCTGATCTACCTCATCTGATAAAATAACTCTTCTCTCTTTAGAAACCCCATTAGCCATAATTGCACTAACATGTGGAACATCAGATTTATTTTGCATATATCTTGCGGAAAAAGACGGGCTATCTCCTAATCCTGATTTTTTAATTCCGGCCATTTAACCTCTGTTGTTCTATCATGTTATAGTATAATGCTCTAAATATGATATATCAACAGAATCGAATACTTGTATTAATTCACAATCTACGACCTATATAGCCTCCTGTCACCAATGGTTTATTTATATTTTTTGTCGTTTGAAGAAGCGGATTTTTATCTGTAAAACCTCGGGTAATTAAAAACTTATATGCCAAATAGGCATTCAATAAAGACATAAACCCATCATTGGCGCCACTACCCTTTACATAATGAATACTCGGATCTCCGCCCGTCCTTGAAATAGACGGCTTTAACTCCATGCTCGAACAATGTTCAATTAACCAAGCAATTTTTTCATACTCACCATATGGAAATCTAATCATTCCTTTTTTCATTTGTTCAAATAATTCTCCAATATAAAAATCTCTTTCAAAAATTATTTCTTTTGGAAATGCATCAGCGTTGAATTTAACATGGTCATTTATTTTGCTATGGGCTCGTGATACTAAATATCTATCTCCGTAAGCGGCATGAAGTGAATAAGAAAAATCATTGGAAAATCCAATATCGCCTATTGCTAATTGAACATTATATTGTCTCATTAACTGATCAATAATACCTTTTTTACTTTCAGGATCATTGCGTTTAAACTTAACACAATATTCGATTGATAATAATCCCGGGCCTTTGCTTTGAAGAATAACCGCAGTGCTATAAGACTGTCCTTGTGCCCTTGTTTTATCTGGATTAGCCATTTGTTCTAAATCAGATCGTGCACCATAATCAATTCCCATGATAGTTATTTGATCGTCTGCTCCGCTTGATGGTGCAATGGCCGCGCTAAATTTTCTTCCATGATCCGCACAAAACTCTCCGATCTCTTCTGGAGTAATTGGACTTGAATCTCCTTGAAAAAACTCTCCAAGAACTTCATTCATAAATACTCTTTCAGTATTTATCGGATGATTACCAGGCATTTCCTTATCAATATCTTCTCTTGTGAACATTGGCATATAAAGTTGATTGATATGAAATCCAATCATATCACAATCTTCATCGCTGCCCTCTTTTAATGATATCCATTTACCTCGTTCTTGAGCTAATAATTTGTCTTGCTCATGATTGCATTTTGGACATTTAACAATTTTGCCATAAATCCATATTTTTTTCCAATCATCTGATTCAGGAGTGTAAAGTGGAAAATATTCTTTACAATTTTCACAACTTAAATAATAATATTGTTGAGAAGATCTCTGCCACATTCT